CTCTAGAACGCGATCTGCACGCTCGGCAAGTGATGGATCAAACGAACGCTCAAACTTGAATTGCTTGATCTTGTCACCAAGCTCCGCAGGTCCACGAATGATCAACGGAACGACCGCGGAGGCTGAATCCTCATCGCGAATCGGAGTTGTCATCGCATCAATGAGCTGATCCTCAAACTCGTCTGCGGCCTCCTCGGGAGTAAAGTCAGGTGATACATCCGTATCATCATCATATGGATAATCAGGATCCTGTGAGGCTGCAACAGAAAGACCGTCTGGCAGATATAGCGCACCTGCGTTGAGACGTGAGCGCGCGGTCGCACGGAACGTTCTGTTGAGGAGAAGAAGCTCTGCGCAAAGATCAAGGATACCGCGTAAGCTCGAGTCAGCCTCATCTGAGAAGCGTGGGTGCGCCTTCCAGATACGACCAACAAACGCGCTGTCAGGAAGCTTAATTCCAGATGATTTTTGCGATCCAGTAGCAAACGCAAGTTCGCGACGTGGCGCGATGAGATAGTTACCGCGTGAATCCATCTTTAACTCGTCAACGGAGCGGATGTCCCAGCTTTCTGGAAGACCTGAACCCTTACGAGCAGGAACCTGAACAAGATAGCACTCGCCTGCAACCGCAAGATTAAGAGCGGCGTCCTTTAATAATCCAGCCTGTCCTCCGTATGCTGAGTCAAGACGCATAAGCGCTCTCTCCGCGGCGGACGCCAGACGTGTATCAACTGAATCTGAGTTACGAACTGCGATAGGTGGCTCAGCAGGATCTTGAATCACTGCCGCGTATAAACGAATACGAGAGATGACTGACGCAACGAGGTTAAATGCATACTTTACCTCGCCGATGGCGTCGTAATACTCCCACGCCTCCTGTTGCCAGGCAGAGGAACCTGAGGCACGACGAGCCTTAAACTGCTCGGCCTCACCCTTGTCGTTAAGTTTTAATAGTGTTGCTGCGGCCGTAAGAGGGCGCGGAGATGAGTATGCAACTGGCGTTGCGGTATTAGCTGGAAAAACAGTTGAGATCTGCGAGGTGAGTTGCTTTACAGTCTTACCTGCGGCGCGTTGCGCGCGACGGCGTGATGCTCGATTGAGCGATGGTTCTTCTCGTCTAAAGACGCCCACGAATTACTCCTCGTCCTTGGATAACGGAATGGTAGACATCATCTTCTGTCCGACCACGCGGTTATAAGACCTGTCACCGCAGACAGCGCTAAGACTAGCGAGATTGCCGTAACTGGTACAGGTACTATAATATATGAAATTACAACAAGTGATGAGACCCAAAAGCTTGTACACCAATAACAAGTGATGAGATAGCCAATACCTGAGGCAGAGTTATACCGCTTCCAGATTTCAACTCGCACCCGTTCAAGAACCTGATCTTCAACTATAAGACGGGTTATTCGGTACACCGCGAGGGCGAGGATAAGTACGTGCGATAGATCTATTGTCATTTGCTTGGATCCTTACTTGAGTAGACGTGGCGATACGGGTTCCATGCGCGTAGGCGAGAACCGCACCCGCAGTTGCGGTCAAGCTTAAAGGCAATCATCTTTCCGGTCTTGGTAACGATATACGAGTCCTCGGTCTTTTGACCTGCCTTGTCAAACTGGTCATATTCCTCACTAAATACAACAACAGGACCTTCATTTGAGTCGTGGGCGATAAGAACACGTTCGCTTGACACGATAACTCTCGTCTTTGTAAGACTGTAGGTATCCTTTGTCGCAGGTGATGAGTGCAGATCAGCCAGCGCCATCGAGTCCTTTTGGGCGAGCGCGACGTGAGCTGGAAATACGTCATATAGAACCTGCATCTATTTACCTAACCTTCTGGCCATGGCACGATAGGTAACTCCAGCCGCAGCCGCAAGTTCCCTTACCGTGACGTTTCGTGAGTGTAGTTCAACGCAGACTCTCGTCAACGCGTCGTTTGCTACTGCCTGTGGAGAATCAGCTGTCATCTTTGCGCGATAACGACGAGCGCTTGGAGCCAACTGCTTTATACGTGCCATCTCGTCCGCTGAGATGCCTGGAGAGACAGGACGGCGTGAGACGTAACCAGTCTTAGGGTACCTTGGAGCTGGTATCGGAGACTCCGCTAGAGACGTCGTGTTATATCGCCGCGAGACCCAGGACTTAATCGTGGACCTACGTCGCGGAGGAGTAAACGCATCACCTATAGCCTGCAACGTCCAACCTGCGGCATAAAGTTCGTTTAGACGAGTGTAAAGCTTGTCGTCAAAAAGAGAGTTGAGGAGAGCGGCCTCACTGGTTGGTAATTTTTGATTTCGAGCAGGGCGCCGCGTCTCCATAAGGTACACCATAACAGGATTTGTACAACTATGAGCTTATTCTTGCGTCTTTCCTGGGACCCAAAGAATATCTCCAAGTTCTCCGTTACTGTAACGAGCAAGAACAAACAGAAGATCTGATAGCCGATTGAGATACTTAGCCGTAAGTGGATTTACTCCTGAGCCAAACGCGGAGATGGCAGACCAGGTACGACGCTCGGCTCTACGAACTACCGTGCGAGCCACATGCAGGTGCGCAGCCGCAGGTGTACCTGTCGGAAGTACAAACGAGCTAAGAGGCTTGAGATTCTTATTAAAAAGATCGATGTAATTTTCAAGACGAGTAACTTGATCCTCGGTTACGCGAAGATCGTGTTCCTCAGGGTTATCCTTTATCGGAACGCAAAGATCTGCACCGACGTCAAACAGGTCGTTTTGTATAAAGGAAAGAACGTCAAGGATCTCCCTATCAACAGCGTCCGCAAGTGAGACAACGACGCCAATGTATGAGTTTGCCTCATCTACCGTGGCATAGGCTTCAAGACGAGGATCGTTCTTTGAGGTACGGCTCATGTCTCCTAGAGATGTAGTTCCGTCATCGCCAGTCTTTGTGTAAATACGCGTTAGATGAACCATGCTATCTTCCTAGTGTCCCGTAAGCGAGCGCCACACGTTGATGGTAAGCTGGTTGGCAGCATAAATCATGGCAAGATTTAATAAAAGATGAGTGATTGGCTTAGCTAGATCTTTAGTCGTACGAACACGAATTATAGTTTTCATGGAAACCTAACCTCACCGTTATCCGCAAATACTAGTCCAATCGAGTCCCCTGAGTCTAGGTAGATCTCGTTGACACCAGTTTGAGCCCAACCCCAGGTGGAGCCAAGTCCAAACGGAATTGGTATCAACTGCCTTTCCTTTACGATGACTGCCCAATATGCTTTTGCAGGTGGCATGGTCTCACATGATTCAACACTTTTATCTGGGTAACCATCTACGCGACAAACAACAGCATTTCCATATTTCTGTGTTCCTTCAATCTTAAGTCCCGCGAGTGTAAGTACCTCAAGTGCACTGGTAGTATCACCTGCAGGCACACAGGTTTCTAGTTTTGCTCCATTATTAAGTGGGCCATGATCGACGTAGACGTTTATGCAGCCATCATCTTGTTCTTGCATAACGACCAGTCCACCAACGATCAACACCGCGGCTATCAAACCAACTCGTACTCTATTCATTTTTTTCCCATCTAAGTTTTTGTTCTATTCCTTCGGAAGAACCTTCTTGCTTATTCTTAGTCCAGTCTTCTCGTCGGTGTAGTAATCACCGTCATAGGTAAATCCAGTTTCCTCAACCGCGACTACCCAAGCCTTTCCTGGAATACGAAGAAGACGAAGCATGAAGTCAAGAAATCTACTTTTCCAACTCGGCATGTCAACGACAACGAACACCGGAAGTTCCTGTTTCTTTTTCTTCACTTCTTGTCCTTCTTTGGATAGAGCTCTTTGTTTATGTGTTGGTTTACCTCGAACCATGTTAGGTTCATGTCGCCTTTCCACTTTTCATAGATCTCTTCGATCTCCTTGAATGCTTGCAACCGCGCCTTCTTGCAACCGTTACACGGACAGATCCACTCAGCCATTAGCCAAAAACCCTTCCAGGACGAAACGCGGGAAGCTTACGATTTGCAAGAGACTTTGCGGTGATCTTTCCACCCATGAATCCCTGCGGCGGTTTAATAAGTAACGCGGTAAGCGCATGTACCAACGCGTCAACGCGGTCTGGAGATTTTCCTTCACCAGGAATCCACGAGATCATCTGGCTTTCTAACTCAGCAAGATACCCAACGTGGTGAACGCGTGACTGCTCATACGCAAGAGTGATTGGCTCCGCGCGCAGTGCCTTGCCGTGCTTTGAGTGAACCTCTAAAACCTTAACGCTTGGATCAATCGTGTTAATCGCGTTGCGCACAAGCGCACCGCCCTGGTTAACCTCAGCTACGACGGGGCAACCCCACTTGCGCGCCATGGCGACAACCTTGTTTGCCCAAACGTCTGGCGAGCCGTGAACTGTTGCGTCCTCTAAAACCCAGGAGTGTCGTCTGTATAAATCGCGGTCACCAGTTGATGCAACGACAACGATGCCGCACTCGTCTCGAGGATTCTCTGCGACGGACGGGTCAACGCCGATACAACGTAAAGGTGTTCCGACTGGTAAAACTGTTTCGCGTCCCTTGTCAATAAGGTCTGGTGTCCACAACGCGCCTTCGACGTCTGAGAGC